TCCGCGGTGTAAATTACTAAAGTCAAACTCTCGTTTGTACTTCCAGTTATTGATCAAATCTTTTTGCTCTGGTGTGTAAACTGTAACTTCATTTGTTACGTGTTCTTGACTTGTTTTGTCTACGATTACCTTAGGCTCAACTGTAAGATTATCACTACCTTCATATAACTGTTTAGCAATGCTTTCTAACTCATTAAATTTTTCTGGTACCATCATTAGGTGTACAGCAACGGGACAGTCAACACTGTTTGCTACTTCAATAAAATGTTCTACGTCTGCGTATTGTGGATGATACGAAATAATAAATCCGTCTGTGTAATTACTAATTTCTTTGTAATACTTTACACGTTGACTTCCGTTTGTGACAAAACTAAAATAGTGTCCTTGTTTTTTTACAAGTTTTGCAAGATCAATAAAGTGTTTCCAGTATGTAGGTTCTCCACCACTTATTCTGTAACACATTGTCTTAGGTACTTTTAATTTTTCAACAAAGTTTTTTACAGTTTCCCATTTAGGTTGTCCTGTACTTCCGTTATGTAAAATGTCTGGACAGTATTCACAACGATAGTTACACTTGTTGCTGAGAGTCCAACTAACAAGGAACCAATCTTTTTTCGTTATGTCTACATATTCTAATTTCAATTTCTCATCTCTAATGTATTGATATGGTTTCCACTTTCCCATTCATCAATTATAAACTTAATTACTTTTGCAACTGATTCTGGTTTTAATAATTTGTGTTGTTTTTTAAAATAATGAAACTTTGTTCTTAGTTCTTCTAATACTTCTTTGCTTTTATAAACATCTTTGCCTGCAAAGTCTGTATCACAAAATGCAGGAACAACAAGACTTGCTTTACACTCAGGTCTTAAACTATTCCATTGATGTGTTTTTGTGTGTAGTTCTAATTTGTTTTTGTAATAATCTTCTTCAAAGAAAATATCATTTGTAGTATTTGCAACAACTGATCCTATGTTTACACATAACTTGTCTTTGTCTTGATTAAACACACTCCACATATCAAACAGTGTACTTTGTGTATTTTCACAGTAAACATTGTTAATAAAGATATCAACATCACGTAAATGATCAAATGCTTTTCCAGTATCTCTTACATCACATGCCCATTCTTCATTTCTGTCAAGCAGTACCCAAACATAATCATGTTTGTATAATTCGTAAAATGCTTTTCCAATTCCTGCTTTGTGTCCTGTTAATCCTACTTGCATAAAGCCTCTCCAAGTTCAGGAAATATTTTAGTGTAGTCTAATCCACGTTGTTCATCAAGTACTCTTATGTAATCAAGTGTTTGAGGTAACTTTGCTGACCAGTCTTCTTCCATCATATATTTTATTAAACCTTCCCAACGTACTTGGCCCATTGGGTGTTGAATCCATTGTGTGTTAAATTTTTGTCTTTCTATAAATGCTTCAATGCGTTTTTTAGCAAACTGTTTATACTCTTCTGGTAACACTCGTACATTTAAGTAAGACGGAAAGTATACAAGGTGTGTACTAATCATACCGCCTTGTGTTTGTGCATTTACTTTACTAAACTTTTGATCAAGTTTCCATTCAGCAAGTTCATCAAGATGTGCTACATTAAACATCTGTACTGCTGACGCTATGTTAATATTAATATTTGCATTACTTGAATCAAGTATTTTTATATTCTTTTCAATGTCTGCCCATTTGCTTGGGTGACGTATGTAATCATTCTTTTCACCATATGCATCAATACTAAAGTTAAATGTTACTTCTTTAAAGTGTTGCCATAACACAAACAGTTCAGGTTTCAATACAAGTCCATTACTGTTATATCTAATACAACAATTTTCAGCATGTCCTTCATCAACCATAAATTGTAATATGTTATAGTGTTCAGGAATCATTAGAGGCTCGCCACCTGCAAAATATAATTCTTTGATGTGCTGTGCTTGGTCTTTCATAGAATCAAGAAACGATCCTTTCTTATACCAAGTGTAATCAAAGTCTTCATTCCAACTTTGATCGTTAATTAAATCTTTGTTTGTATACTTAGGATGATTTAGTTTCCATTCCTTAATCCAACTACTTGAATCATGTGGACTACACATAACACATTTAAGTTGACATACATTACCTAAACGTAAATCAAAGTAAGGAACATTTACAGGTAAGTCACCTTGTTCTCCTGTTTTTGCTACAATACTATCTATGTCTAAACGTTGTTTCCATACTTCTGTTTCCCATTGACGTTTGCTAACAATACCTTTGCTTTCTTCTGCAAAACATTTACGACAACTTGCTGGTATCTCATCATTTAACATTTGCAATCTTGTTCGACGCATGTGTTCACTATTCCATACTTCTTCAATAGTGTGTTCACGCAAGTTCATGCTTACTCCGTCTTTCTTAACAAGTCCTGCTGTCTTGTCATCTTCAACTCCTGCACCTGATGCATTAGCAGTACAACAAACTCTAACATCGCCGTTAGGTCTTGTTGCTAAATGTATCCAAGGTAAAGGACAAAATGTTTTAGACATGTTCCTTCCTTTCAAACTGTGCATTTAGTTTGTCAAACTTTCCACACTGTTTAGAACATTCTGCAAGTCCTGTTGAAGTCCAACAACCACTAATACTACTAAAGAAGTTGCTGTCAAATATTTCTTTAAATGATTGTTTATGCAAGTTAGGAAACTTACCAATCTTTACCATGTAATCTATTCTACTACCACTGTGCTGTGGTAACCATTCTAAGTCTAACCAACAGCAAGGACTAACATTACCATTTGCACTTATGTACATTTGATTATCTTGTTTTGCTTTGCAAGTAATTAAAGGCAACTTTTCTTGTTGTGCTTCTTTTGCCGGAGCAATCATTTCAAGACTCTTACTTGACGGCAATAAGGTATGTGTGATTTTGTAGTTGTCATCAAGCACATCAAACCTACCGTCTTTGAATCTTGTTGTATGTTTAATACTAAATCCTTTGAATCCTAACTCCTTGCTCATCTTTTCACAAGTATCAACTTGGTGTTCGTTATGTTTGAATACAAGCATGTCCCAACGTGCATCTCCGCCTACGTGTATAAACTGTGATGCATTGTTAATAATCTTTTCCCAGTTAGTGTTTATTCTGTATAGTGCATGAGTATCTCCAAGTCCGTCAATGCCAAACACAACTTTTACTTTTAGTTCTGCAAGTCCGCGCCACCACTCTTTAGTTCTACCACTTCCGTTAGTGTGCATTTGCAATGTCATTTCTGAATTGTTTTCACGTAGATATCTAAAAATTTCTAATGTGTCTTTTGCAACAATAGGATCGCCCAAGTTACCACACATATTAAGAAACTTTAATTGTTGTACAAAACTTACAGGAAACCATTCCTTAAAAGTGTCAATAGATATTTCTTCCAAGTCTAAGCCTTCAAGTAACGGTCCGCCATGTAATCGTCTTGGACACATAGGACATCTTGCTTGGCACTTAGAAGTTACTTCTAAATGTATTGATGTAATATCTTCGTAGTTATACATTACTTTTGATTTAATCTCCCAAGTGTAGCATTAACAGTGTCTGGATTTAGATCAACATTTACAATTAACCAGTAACTATCATTAAAGCCACTATTGAATAGGTAGTGCATTTTTAAAGTATCTACAAAGTATAGTCTACCTACTTCCCAATGTAGCATTTTATCTTCTAATACAAAATTAAAATAAGGTGGATTAACATTACGCAAAGGCATTATCAATCTAAAACTGTCTGCTCTACCTGAACTGTAGTTCCAATCTCTATGTGGAGGAAAGAATCCGCCTGGACCAAACTTTAAAAAGTGTGTTCTATAGTAATTGTCCTTCCAAGGTTCTAACACTTCTTCTATTTGTTTGTTTAGAACTGGTGTAGGCACATTAAAATCTTTTTCGTTATATCCTGTTTTGTTTTCTTTGTTATATTCATACAAACTATCTAAGTCTGGTACACCTGTAATACCGCCATCTAAACTTGTAATACTTAAACCCCAACGATTAATATCCTTACGTGGATTATATTTTACCCAATCAAATTCATTTGCCCAAGCAATCATTGCCTCAGCATCTGTTGTGATGTCTAATTCTATAAGTTGACCGTATTGTGTAAGTCTGTGAATCATTTTTTCTTTCCTATAACCATAAAACGTTTATATTTGGGTAATTCTATTTCGTCTTTAATATCTACATCTAACAAACTTCGTCTTGCAAACTGTTCTAAGTTCTTACAACAGTTAATATGTTCTTCTAATTCATAGTAGTCATTACTTTGTACAACAACTTGTGCTGAATCAGGAACTTTTGCTAACCACTTTTTGTATTTGTCTTGTGTAATATGTTCGCAACTTGTATTAATTACAATGTATGGTTCTGCTGTGTATTCGTAATCTACCATATCGCAGGTTACTGCTTCAAACTTACCTTCCATTTCGTATCTCTTGTTTACTGTAGTTGCAATTTCTTTGCATACAGGATCAACATCAACACTTACAACTTTCTTAATACCTATTTCACTGTTGAATAGCATACTTGCTAACAATCCATTCCAACCTCCATGTATAACAATTTCAGCATTTCGGATCATTTTGTTTTTTTCAGCGACAGTTTCAATCAACCATAACTTGGATTGTATTTGACCACCCCAGAAAGTTTCTAATGTACGATCTTTATCTTCGCTATTGCGAATTGCGTCCATCCAGAACTTAATATCTTGAATATCAATTTTCATTTCTAATCTTACTATTATATTTAACTGCTTCTTCAAGCAGTGAAAGTTCAGTATTATATCCTTTTGCTTGATGTAAGAACGCATCTACGTCTTTAGGAAAACAATGCCCACCAAATCCACGTTCTTTTGTTACATTAGTATGACTATATCCTATACGAGAGTCATCTGCAACATATTTCCTTACTTGTTCAAAGTCTACACCTGCTTTTTCACAGAAATCATACAACTGATTAAAATATGTAACCTTTAATGCAAGATAACTGTTACGTACATACTTGGCTATTACAAGATCTTCTGGATCTGCAATCTTTACATCAACAGTACCAAGTAAGTCTACAAAAAATCCTGACCAAAACTGTGTATTATCTCCACCAAGTAAAATTTGTTGCGTGTTTGCAAAGTCTGAGTTTGCATTTGCGGCAGTTAAAAACTCTGGACTGAATGTTATTTCCTTTTCAGGAAACGTATCTTTAAGCATACGCCAACCTTCAAGACTAATTGTGCTTTTAATTAGTATAGGAATCTCATTAGATGCTTTTTCTATTACCTGATACACATTATCCATTACACAATAACCTGCTGAACTTCTTGGTGTGCTTACACACACTATAAGTGCCTGTACTTCTTTAAAACTTGCTTTATGACCAAGTGCTGGATCGTTAATTAGCACTTCGTATTTGTCTTTCATAGATTCGGCAATGGCTTTACCGACATATCCGTATCCTGCTATTCCTATTTTCATATTTTTCTCTTTGGTATTTTACTATCTGCACTGCTTACACAACTTGGTGTAATACAAGGCATTGGCTTATCAAACAAACTGAACCCTTCAGTTAATGTTCCTAATGGTGTATCATGGCAACTGTAACTACGTTTAACTTCATTGTTTCTAATTATACAACTTTGATATCCGCTATTACATTCCCAACCTTTAAATTTATTAAAACCAAAAGCATTTAATCTTTCTGCTTGGTCAATACTGTATTCTACTCCATTAACATCTTTGAGCGATACTTGATGGACCGATTGTTCGCTTTCGGTACGCAATATTTCTTTTTGTTCCTCGGTATAACCATCAACCACAAAAGAAGCGGTAGGATCAGACTGAGGCTTAAGAGTAACGTGTAAACCCCGTTCAATAAATCTTTTACTTCTGGCATAATATTCCTCCCATAGTTCGGGTACCATAACTTGATTAATAGTTACAAGTACACCTTCGTCTTGGAGATATAAAAGTTTATCTCCGAATTCTTTTTCATTTGCAAATTCTGCATGAAAACTTGCTGTAATACTTCTTCTGTCCATAACATCTGTAACATCTAAAAACTTCTTCCACCATTTCTTTGCTGGACTACAATTACTTGTCATGTGTATGCTTAGGTATTCACTTTCATAATCTTCATAGTGATTAACTAAATCTAAAAAGCCTTTGTATGCTGTAGGCTCTCCTCCACTAAAACTAAAATGAAACTTGTCAAAGCCATTTGCTTTTGCTTGTTTCTTAATTTCATCAATAGATGTTTTATAAATTTCTAATTCCTGATAGTCTGGCTTGTCAGTGTTAGCATAAGGCCAACAGTAACTACACTTGTAATTACAAAACCTGCCGAGGATCCAACTAACGCTGAATAGATTAGTATCCAGCATTGTCTTTTGTCCAAGGCTGACAATATCCTTAAAAGGAATCTTTGTGTTCATTAAACTCCTCTTCTAAATAATCAAAATCATTTAACATTGCAAGTGCTTCTACATTGCCTCTATAGTGTTCTCCAAATTGCTTACCACATGCCGCTCCGTGCATTGCAATCTTTCCGTACTGTCTTTCAGCACCAACAGTAAGCCATGTTTCCAAACGCTTCTCTGTTTCTTCATCTACTTGTCCTGGAATAGTTTTACTTGCTAATTTTGCACATTCTCTAAATGCTCCACGCCAAGTACTCAAAGGATCAGTGTTAAATCCTGTTACGCAACTTATCTCTGGCATTGCTTTGAACTTATCACTGATACTTGTAGTCATGTCGGGCATGGAAGTGTCCATGTTCAGTGTGAGTGATCGCGGTAATAACTTTACACCTCCATACCCGTATTCCAAGTCGTTGATCGGATTTATACTTCGCCATACATGCACTGTTTCTAAATCCCACTCGGAAACCTCAAAATTAAAATCAAAGTCTGGCATTAACTCTGCATCAGCATCAATAACCCAGAACATTTTTGTAAAACATTTTTTAGCCGCGGCAATGTGTGCTTGATGTAAACCTTTAACATCTTTTACACGTTTCGCCATAGGAAACATTTGCTTAATATGTTTCCAGTTTTCATCAGCGTTTGGTTCGCCGTAACTTATGAAGACTATATCATACATTTTACTTTATCCTTTATTTGTGCGACAACTTGGTCGTGTATGCTTTCTCCGTCATGGGCCTCATCTCTTGCACGACCAGTCATCTTTGTTTTTACTGTTTGTACCATATCTTTGTCATACTTTGTTTTAAAGTCTGCTTGGAATGTCCAATTATGTACAGGCACACCAAGTGCGTTCCATATATTGTTTACACTATTTAGATGATACAAATTCTCATAATTCATTTGTCCTTGTTCATGAACCCAACGTTTGTGGTACCAAACTGAGTCCATCATTTCGTATTCTTCTTCAGTTCCGTCTGGAAGGAACATAATATTCCTATCTTCTAATCTTATTTGATTAGTAAACAATTTCTTTTCAGTGTATGCAAAACTTTTTCGTGACGATTGTGGCCATTGAATTAAGACGCATTTAGGAAGTACAAATTTGTTCTTTATGAATAATTGTGTATTTAACGCAACAATATCAGGTCCTGTACCTGCTTTGGCTAAGTTTATTACGTCTATATCATACATCTTGCTAATTTTATTACACCATATTTGTTCTTCGTATAAACCTACGCCTTCAGTATAACTGCACCCGAACACTAAAATATAATCGTTATTAAGACCCGTTAATTCTTTTGTACGATATCCAAGACTGTTAAAGTTGTATTCTAACTTATCAGCAGTATTATGATACTCCCAACCTTCTTTGTTGTACTGATTGTAGTTTTCTAAATCGTCACCACAATACCATTGTAAACTTTTACCTGCTATTTCAGGAAAATATAATAACGGATGATCCTTAGTGTAAAACATTATCTTGTGTTTCCGTATTGTATGACAAGATACTTAGAATTAGGTTTCATTTTTCTCCACGGATCAATAAACACTGAGTCTGTTGAGTATTCTAAGTACGGGGTTGGGTGTGCAAGTAAAATAATACCTCCAAGGCTTACTTGACTACTTGGCATTTCACTTGCAAGTGGATCAATGTAAATCATACTGTGTCCAAGTTCCTTAACATAGTGATCAACAAGTAGTGCATAACTTCCGTCAATGTAAGGTACGCCTGGTTTGTATGATATACCATTTAAGAAAATACTTCCGCCATATTTCTTTTTTGTTTCAACAACAAACTTTGCAAGATTTTTTGCTTGTATTTCTCTTGCTTTCATAATGTTATCAAAAATATCATATTCTAAATTTAATTCTTTTGCCATGTAACGTAAAGCAATATTATCTCTTGGGTGACAACTACCACCATCACCCATGCCTGCTGTCATATATGCAGGACTCATTATACGTTGTGTACTTTCTGCTAAGGCTTTTGTTACTACGTCAACATTAATGTTACCTTGACGTTGTGCAACATCTTGAATCATGTTAACAAAACTTAATTTAGTAGAAATAAATGTATTGTAAAACACTTTGATACATTCGCACTCGTCATATGTTCCTATAACATAGCGTGGGTCATTTTCCATAATGCTTTGATAAAATTCTTTTAATTGTTTTGCATCACCTGTTTCGCTACCATCGTCAGTT